TTATCTTCCCACACAGCCGCGAACACATAGCTGGTGAGAATAATTGAAATCAAAGCTACACCACCAGTGACCAGGTCGCTGATGTTGGTCACGCTGCCGGTCAACGTTGCAATGGTGGAACCGATAAGCATCACAGCACCGATGACGAATGAGGCCAGGATGTAGCGTCTACGGTTCTTCCAGGATGGTTTACTCATAATGTGTTTCAGTCCTTTCAGGTAGGCATCTATCGCACGCCGGATCACAGTCACAACATCCCCCACTCATCGTGTCATCACCGCAATCAACGGGCTGACGATTGCAGCCAAGAAACCGAACCCACCGATGGCCTGCCACATACGCATCTCAAGTTTGCGAATCCGGTTCTCGTGGTCCTCAATCTTTGATTCAGCGTCAGGGAGGGAGTTAGCAATTTTCTCCAGCAGTTTGCCCTGCCTCTGCACTTCCTGGTAAATGTCGCGCATGGAAACCTTCACCGTTGTTGTGTCGTTGTGTTCCTCAGTCATTTGGCTGCCCTCCTGATTCTGTTGAATCCGCGAGCGAGTGCAGCAGAGGGTTCCCATTTTGGTTTGGGTCGTACCGGTTCCGGTTTGTTTATGGGGACACCTGGTGGTAAAGGTTTGCTGATTACCACCGGCTCAGGCTTTACCGGCTCAGGAGTTTCTTCAGCCTGGAAGTAGGGCATGGGATCTATCGTGTCACCCCAGCGTGCTGACCGCCTCAGTTCCATATGGAGATGGGGTCCTGTGCTAGCGCCGGTATTTCCGGAAAATGCAATCAGCTCACCGCGTTTCACCTGTGCACCCTTAGCCAAATGAGAAGGCTTCTGCAAGTGATAGTAGACAGTGTGCCGGTTGTCCTCATGCTTCAGAATCAAGGTCACACCACCAGAAGGCCCGTTGCCTTTCTTCACCACAACACCATCAGCAGGAGCCGTCAAAGGTGTGCCGGTGGGGAGAGCTACGTCAATGCCGTGGTGAAAAGTGCGCTTCCCTGTTATCGGATGAACCCTCCAGCCAAATCCGCTTCGAGCGTTCACAGAGTACCCTTCAGGCCAGGGCTGAGAGAGCCTCACGATCTACTCCCCTGTTACTTCAGACCAGTTGCCGGCTTCTTCATCCCAAACATAAACAGCACCGTCAGTAGGGTAAGGAACCGGTGCAAGCCAGAGACAAGTGTCCTCATCCAAAACCCACGACTCAAACGGTTGCGGCGGAATGAACGCCCCATCAGTTCCCTTGTCAGGGTCGAAGGTGAAACCTATACCGGCATAGTTGAATCTCAGCGCTTTGGTTTGGTCCTCACTAGGTTCCCCATCGGTATAGTGGACACCGCCATAAGTGTTATAGGAAGTCTGTTTGACTGTGTAGCCTTCCGGCGCGTAATAGGTTTCCCAATCGTCAATGCCTTCGACCACATCATCGCGCCCCACGAAAACCGTGACCACGACATTCTCAGAATCTAGTTGTGCGTAATGAGCTATTGTCTTATCCAATCGTTACCGTGTCAGTAGGACCAGCGGCAGTGACCGTGTAGACATTGTTAATTCCAACAGGTGTTGAAGTGTGAGTGACACCACCGGAAAAAGTCACAAACGTTTGTCTAGGAACCGCGAAAATTACAACACCGGACCCGCCAGCGGCAGAGTTTCCCTGGCCCCCATACGAGCCTCCACCGCCTCCGCCTGTGTTTGCGGTTCCAGCCGTAGGACTAACCGACTGGGTCCCTCCTGTACCCCCGCCACCGTCACCGCCCGCTGGAGTTACCGTTTGGTCTGCACCACCGCCACCGCCTGCCCTTGTCACGCTAGAGCCTGTAATCGTAGAGGCTACTCCGTCACCACCCTGAAAAACGCCGTCAGTGTCCCCCGCCTCTGCGGCTCCACCGCCACCGCCGCCACCTACGCCCGTTGACGGGTCGCCACCCGCGAAACCCTGATTGGTTGTTCCGGAGCCTTCGTCATTACGGTTAAACCCAGCACCCCCACCTGAGCCACCCGTTGCCCCCGCTGAGCCGTTACTGCCGCCGCCGCCGCCTCCGGTGGAAACAATAGAGGAGAAAGTAGAGTTACCGCCATTGTTGCCTGTGTTGGGAGAAGGGGCAACTACCGCACCTCCAGCCCCAACGGTTAAAGCGTAACTACCAGCCGCAAGAGTCAGCGCACTCTCGGCGCTCCCCCCACCGCCTGAACTTTCGCCTGAAACATTTGCGCGATACCCTCCAGCGCCACCACCACCCGCGCCTCCGTTGTTCGCGGCTCCGCCAGACGCCCCTCCAGCGATTACAACATAACTGCAAGGAAAAGGCCCAGAAGCAAAAGTAGTGGACATATTGTTGAACTTAACAAAGTCCCTTATGGAACTGTTTGCCATAGAAGTAACAGCCATTAGTCGTTACCCCCTCTAGACGGTTACTTCAGCACCGAAAGCGTTGAACGACAACAGGGAAGCCGTACCACCAGCGGCGATTGACAGCACATCGGTAGCCTGCATCGCAACACCCAAAGTCAAAGTAGTGGAATCGTTCGCGGCCACCGGCACATCGTAAGCCAGATAATGCTTGTCAGAGATCGCTTCCCCAGCATCACGCATAGCTAGCCGGAAAGTATCCGCAGCAGCAGCACGGTTCGCAATAATGATCGTGCTGATAACCGTTTCAGTACTCGCTGGACAAGTGTAAAGAGTTGTCAAGGATGAGCTGGTCATATCAACCTGCCCAAGAATCTTGTAAGAACTAGCCATTGTTTTCCGTTTCTCCTATGCACCCATGAGCAAGAAAGTTTGCTCAAAACCAACCGAAGCTCCGGCAGCGTCAACCCATGCACTCCCAGTGTAATACTGAAAGGAATCAGTGTCTTTCAAGAAGCGAAATTGACCCTCAGCCGGTGAAGGCAACGCAGCGCTTCCAGCAGCCTCGCTCGCATACACAGCGACAACCTGATCCTGCAAAAAGGTTTGCACATTAGCGGCAGTCAAAACCTCACCAGCGGTGAAGGTACGGTATCCAGCGGGAGCGCCAGCCATTGTTCTCCTAGAAAGCTAAAGCGTTATTGTTATCAAGTTTACCAAACACCGAGTCATCCAAGACCAGGAAAGTCCAGTCTAGTGATGCAACGCTGATTGACATGTCGTGGCGTTCAGTTTCAATGTTGTGAGCAATCCGAATAATCTGACCGTACTGCTCAATCGGGTCACCAATGTTATTCGGTGTGAAGGTTATGGAAATAATGTCACCGATTTCCAAACCAAGACAGCTCGCCTTATTCGCTGTCCCCACAGTGTCAAGATTCACCTGGATTGTTTCAAACCGATATTCAGGATCCCCATACTTTTGCACAAGAAAATCGGCGATGTTTTGCAACTGAACTTGAGTCGAAACAAGTGTTTCCAATTGGTATGCCGAAACACCGTAAGCGATTCGTGAACGGTCATTGTTCGCTGTCGCAGTACCCGCAAGGCTCGTAACAATGGCCTCGTTGTATAGCAACTCTGAACCGTAGTTCACTGCCGTCAATGTGAACGGGATGCCTGTCCCGTCATCCTTGAACTCTGTAATTGACGTGCTTGTTGGTGTTGCATCGAGCCGGTCACGGAAAACCAGGTCACCATTCTTACCAATAAACAGAAGCCCCTGCTCACTGTCAGAAATCTTCTGCAGATAAGAAAGAACGTTCCCCTCAATGAAGTCGGCTCCGAGCGTGCTCACACCCGTATCAATGTTGCGCTTGTCCGCAGGCCACACAACGTTCTCCTGGTCGAGAACCTCCGTGACGCGAGCACCGGACAGCTGCGGTGTTGCCGTACCGGATACAAGCACCTGGCGTGCAAGCAAAGTGAAATCGTCGGTTGCTTGGATCTCAGCCCTGGAGTTCCCGTCAGGATCATAGGCGAAGTTCCAGTCATCAATCGTTGTTTCGATAACCCGTTCACCGTCAACAGTGACACGAACTTCACGCCTCGGAATGATGGAACCCGCGAACGGTGAGGGTGCATAGTTAGGGTCGAAAGCACGGTCATTGTTATTCAACGTGACAGTCAAAGCGCCTGCGTTGAACCGGTCAAGGTCACGGTTCTTTCCACGCGAAACACTTGCGCTAATCATGCGATTCGTAATGTCATTGAACACAGTCCCGCCCAAAGTGTATTCAGTGTTGTTAAGCACACCAGCAACAGGATCGTCGAGAATGAAACCCTCAACGTCGCTCAGTTCAACAACGGTAGCCATTAGGCCCTCGCAAACACAGGGCCAGAGTTTCGTTCGTAACGTTTGATTGCGTTCACAATCTGCTCACCCACCTGAGAACCATTCGTTCCCATCCCAGCGTTCACCGTGATGTTGTAAGTGTTGCCCTTCGGCATTTTGTTCAACGGGATGACCGCTTCAGGGCCAGCCTCACCAATCAGAGCATTCATCGGGCCCGTCACAATGCCACCCTGGGCCAAAGCAACACGAGGCAACGCAATCTTCGAAAGCTCCGGGATGTTGAATCCGATAGTGAAAGCGTCAGTGAACGCCGTCGCAGGCACATCAATCTGCAACCGGTTGAACGCTCGAATGATCGCATTCACACCGCCAATGACCGAATTAGCGAACCCTTCGAAGAACCCAATCATCCCGTTGACAATGCCATAGAAGAAGTCGGATATTCCACCGAAGGTTTCCTCGAACTTTGCGGTGAAGGGCTCCAAGAAATCCATGAAGTTTTGAAACGCCTCAATAAGAAAGTTGACGGAAGTGACCAGGAGGATAGCGAGAATCTGCGCCACCGTAGTCATAACAGGAATCAGGAACTCCAGCAAATCCGTCAAAATTGGGATAATCATCTCCAGCAACGGCAAAAACGCTTGAACGACTTGAATCAGGATTGGAGCCAAAGCAATCAGAAGGCCAGTCAAAATCGGAAGCACAGCCTCAATCATCGGCCCAATCGCAGCAACCAACATCATGAACAAATCAGCCAGGGGAGGCAAAAGTTGCTCAATCATAATCAGGATTGGTGGCAACAAACCCTGCAAAGTTGGGATGAGCGACTCAAACAACTTCGACAGAATCGGCAACACGGCCTGAGCCAACTGCAACACAATGCGAACAAACTCAACAAACATTGGCACCAAAGGCATGAACGCCGTCAGCAACCCAGGAATCTGCGACGCCAAATCCTCCAGAGCTGGGGTCAATGACTCGACAGCCCGCCCAAGTGTCGGCCCCAACTGCTCCACAACCGGCAACAACCCTGCCGACAACGCTGCGAAAGCTGGAAGCAAAGCCCCGCCCACAGTGGCCTGCATATCCTCAAAGTTTGCCGACAGAATACGTTGCGAGTTAGCCAACCCGTCAGAAGTGTTCGCAAAGTCACCCTGAGTCTTAGCTGTTTCCTGCATCAACAAGCCGTAACGTGCCTGAGTCTTTATGTCCTCAGTCATCTGCTCGCCAACAGAAATGAGCCCCTCCTGGAGCGCGTACGCCTGCACCTCAGACTGCAGAAGGTTTATACCAAAGCGTTTCAGGGGCTCGGCTTCACCAGACAAACCAGACTGGAACACCTGCAAAGCCTCAGCAACATCAATGTTGAACACTGAAGCAAAGTCTGCAGCCCTCGTCGTAATATCGTCAACAAAACCCTCAACGTTGCCACCCTCACCGACAACACGATCTGCGAAAGCGGAGAACCGCACTGCAGCCTGATTGAACGCCGACTGTGTTACACCAAGCCGTGTCGCCGCATCCTCACCAAGCTTCGCAATCCCCTCAGAAGCGTCACCAAAGGACACAGAAAGCGCGTTCAGCGACTCCTCGAGGTCAGAGGCGGCCCCAATGCTGGCCTTCGCAAAATCGGTGACAGCCCGCACAGACAATGCCGCACCCAAAGCAACAGCAACCGTGCCCAACGTTTTCTTGAACCCGCCAAGCGCACCCTGAGCTTGCTTCAGGCCCGTCGGGTCAAACTTTGAAACAATAGGGAGATTGATACTCACTTGAGCCTCCGGTTCACCTTAGCTGCGTAACGCTCCAAAATACCCACCGCAATCCTCGTCGCCTGACCTTGCTTCTCCTTGAACTCGGGGATGACGAAACGCCCCAAACCCTTCCGAATCGGATAACCAGCAGTGTCAAGACCCTTAATCATGTTGCGCCCGCGCTGAGTCAAACCACCCTTGTCTTTCCCAATGTTCGCGCTCCCAGCAAGCTCCAAAATTGACAAACCGGCGTTGGGGCGGCGGTCATTGAACTGGATTGACACAACAGGGAAAGTTCCAGGCTTCTTGGCCCGCTTAGCAAAAGGTGTTTTTACTGTCATGCGAGGCTTCCGCCAAATATAAGGCGATTCACCCCTGGAGGGCGAAAACCCGCTCAAAGGAGGTGCCCCAGGAATCTTCGACAACAGATCTGTACCAATCGGCTTGACATCCCGTTTCATCTCCGCGACAAGCTCTTTACGGAGATTGGGCTCCAGGGCCCTTAGCTCCTTCAAAACAAGCTGAAGGTTCTCAGCGCTAACAACAAACCCTGGAAGTCCGCCAGCTCTAGTTTGTTGCGCCATAATACTTCTATTCTACTTGCGCCCCCGCTTACCGCTCTGGGCTTGAGAACGCGCCACAATATAACGGCCCATAGTCCACAACATGCGGGAATCCAACTGCATCAGCTCCCGAGGACTAATCCCCGTTTCAACCGCTAACGCCGCAATCTCCCAATGGAGGCTCGCGTCACCGAGCCCAACTATTTTTTTGTTGACGCCTCAGCCACCATCGAAACAGACTCAACCCACTTCTCGAACTCATCCTTCGTCACACCCGTACGCTTTTGCACGTTGTAAGCCAGGAAGAACAAGTGAGTGAGCCGAATCTCTTTCTCCAGGCGAGCCACACTCAAATCGAAGCGTGCCTCGAAAGCAATCAGGTCAGCAGCAATCGCCGTGACCTCAGCCGAAGAACCGTCAATGAACTCAATGCGTAGGTTTATAGGGTTCATGGTTTACGCAGTGCTCCTCGAAATCGTGCCATCAGCCAAGGGCCAGGAAATGGAAAGCGTGGCTAAGTCGCCCACTGAACTTGCATAGGGTTGGTATTCGGTGCACAAGAAAACGCCCGCGTATGCGGGAGACGTGCTCGAAGTTCCGTTAGTGGGCGTGATAACCACGGTGGCCTGCGATCCCAACAGTGGGAATAGTGTGGCGTCAACCGAGGCGGCACCGAAGTCTTGGTGGAAGTCAAGCGAAATGCTTGCATCCTTCAACCCGCTGATCCGCTGCACGAAAGTGTCACCGAACGCGGTCACTTCCTGCTCAGCCGCTGAAATGTCAAGGGTAGCTGCAGCCAAGCTTGAGCTGAAGTCAGTCCCATTGATTGTGATTCTGTAATCAGTAGCAACAAACTTTGCCACAATTTCTCCTTAGTCCGCGTAGACAATGACAGCGAAGTCCGCTGACAAATACGTTATATCTCCAATTGTAATGGAGGTGATGTTAGTCATCTCCCCCACCCTCGTATCGAAAGCGTTTCCATCGAGGCTCTTGTCTGATTCTATCGCGGTCTTGATTGACCGCCCGCCGCCATCATCAATCAGCTCATCCATGGATCGTTGCGCCTGCGAGGTGGCAACCCTCCCGAAAATCACGGTGACAACAAAGTTGTATTCGGTGAGCCCGCGAGCCATCGCCTGGTTGTAAGAAACAGACTGCAACTGCACAACCGCTGCAGGCATCATCGGGTTATCAGGAATGTCAGCGTAAGTGCGAATCCCTGAAATAGTGCCCAAGTTCTCTGCCAGGGCTGTACGCATACCGGTTACGGTCATGCCATCCTGACTTTCCGGTAAGGCTGGATAAGGCGTTCAACGTCAGGGTCAAGTTTCGTACCGACACGAACCGCCCCGCTGTCCGAAAATCCGAGCACCCCAGTTGGGGATTCGTAGCGCTTATAGGCGCGCAGGGAGCTCAAGATGCACGCCTGCCGTACCGCTGTCGGCACAGTAGCGAAACCGAACACACCCGTCACCTGCACGCTCGCCTGATTAGCGTCAACGTTACGAGGCTCATAAGTAGGCCACAAATATGTTCCCACGGCACGGATACGAGTGAAGGGTGTTTCGATACCGCCAGCGAGCCCGTTCAACGGTTCGAGCTGGAAGTCAGAAGCGTCGAAGGTTGTGTCGAAAGTTCCGTCACCGTTGCTGTCAGTCTTCAACGTCGTCACTGAAATGATGTCGTCAGTTTCGACAACGTACAAGTCTTGAGGAACGTACACTCGTGCAACAGGTGTCCCCTCGGATCCTGTCTGATAAAAAACCCGTTCAGTGTAAGAATCAATCTCACGCGATGCCGACTCGATAGAAAGTTCGAGCAGGGTGTCGTCGTTTGAATCCGTGATGCGAGC